AAGAATTAGATGACGCATAATAGATAGAATTATAGGAGGCAACATAATTCATGGCAAATGGCGGAATCATAGGACCAATCAACATAACGTCTCGTGGTAAAAATACACAAACCGTTAGAACATCTAGTACACCAAGTGCTGTAACTACACAACCAGGAACAAGGCTTGTTAAAACATTAATTGTTGCTGGTGGAGGAGGTGCAGGTGGAGAAGACTCTGGTGGAGGAGGTGCTGGAGGTTTAAGAAATTTAGAATTACCAGTTGGGGGCGGAGTTGCTTTAGGAGCAGTTGTTGTTGGTGGAGGTGGAGCAGGTGGTCCAAACTCTAATACAAAAGGAACGTCTGGAGGGGTTTCTTCTATCGTAATTTGTGGAACTACTTATACCTCTGCTGGTGGTGGAGGTGGTGGAGCTGGAGGTTGCGGTAAACAAGATGCGTTAGATGGTGGATCTGGAGGAGGAGGTGGTAATGATGGAACCACTAATGGTGCAGCAGGTTCAGGTAATACTCCTCCTGTGAGTCCACCACAAGGTAATGATGGTGGAACAGGTAAAGGTAGAACTAGTCCAAGCCCAGTGCCTTATTCACAAAATGAAACTGGCGGTGGTGGAGGAGGAGCTGGAGCTGTTGGAGCAAATGGTGCTATAGGTTGTGGTGGAAATGGTGGAGCAGGATTAAATTTAAGTGGTTGTTATCCAGGATCATTACCTGGAACATGTTCAGTATTCGCTGGAGGTGGTGGCGGTGGTGCAGGAAATTCAAGTGCAACAGCTGGAACTGGTGGATCAGGTGGAGGTGGAGCTGGAAGTAGTTCAGGAAATGGCTCTGCAGGAACAACAAACTCTGGTGGTGGAGGAGGTGGAGCTGGAAATAATAATAATTCTGATGGTGGTGCAGGAGGCTCTGGAATAGTTGTAGTAAAAGAATTAGATAAAGCGTCAGGTGTTTGGAGATTAGGTGATGTTATAGATTCATTAGATGAAGGAACATGGCCTAAACGTACAGCATCAATAGATTACATGGTAGTCGCTGGCGGTGGTGGAGGTGGAGGTCAAGCAAGTGACTCTAGTATTGGATCTGGTGGTGGAGGTGCAGGAGGTTATCGTGCATCAGGATATGGCCCAAGTCCATTAAGAGGATCAGCGTTAAGTTTAGGTTTAGGAAGTTATACAGTTACAGTTGGAGGCGGTGGAACTGGTGGATCACCTGGCACTCCTTCTCATAATTCTTCTACTAATGGGTCAAATTCAGTTTTAGCCACACTCACATCTGCAGGTGGAGGTGCTGGTGCTAGTAGAGGAGATCCTGCTTTTCCAGGAGACAATGCTGGAAATGCTGGAGGATCTGGTGGTGGAGGAGCTTATTCTGGTTCTGGAGGAGCAGGTAATACACCTCCTGTAGATCCACCTCAAGGTAATGCTGGAGGAAATGGAAATGCTAGTGGCCAACAAGGTGCATCTGGTGGAGGTGGAGCTACAGCTGCTGGAACAGTTGCCCCTGGAGTTAATGGTGGAGCTGGAGGTGCAGGAGCACCTAACGCAATTTTAGGAAGTGCAACAACATACGCTGGTGGTGGAGGTGGCGGTGGTGGAAATAATTCAGGAAGTCCTAGTTCAGGTGGATCTGCAGGTGCTGGAGGTGCTGGAGCTGGAGGAAATAGAGGTGCTGCTGGAGCAGCTGGTTCAGCTAATACTGGTGGCGGTGGAGGTGGAAGTGGATCTAATAGTGAACAATCACCAGAAGATGTTGGTGGTAATGGTGGTTCAGGTATTGTTATTGCGAGAGCACCAGCAAGCGGAATTAAATTAAGTGCATCACCAGGATGTGCAAGTTCAATAACTTTAGTAAATTGTAATGCTTGTCAGGTTGCACAATTTACAGGATCAGGAACATTAACTATTGCAGATGGTGATCCATTAATTGCAAATTTCTTAGTAGTCGCTGGTGGTGGCGGTGGTGGTAGTGGTAGTAATAGTAGAGCTGGTGGTGGAGGTGCTGGAGGTTATAGAGCTTCTGGCTTTGGCCCAAGTCCTTTACAAGCAAATGGTATGATTTTATCACCAGGTCCTTACACAGTAACAATTGGAGCAGGTGGATCTGGAGGTAACGATGGATCAAATTCAGTATTTAATGAAATAACATCAGCAGGTGGTGGTAATGGAGGACCATCAACTATTGGTGGTGGAGCAGGTGGATCTGGAGGTGGTGGTGGATCAGGTCATGGCGAATCTATTCCAAACTCAAGTAATTATGGAACAGGTGGATCAGGAAATACTCCTCCCACAGATCCTCCTCAAGGTAATGCTGGAGGACATGCTAGTGCTTCTGACCCTCTAGGGGGTGGAGGTGGTGGTGGAGCAACTGCCGCTGGAGGAACTACTTATCCTAGTGGTGGACCAGGTCTTGGTGGAAATGGTGCACCAAACAATATAACAAATTCTTGTGTAACTTATGCTGGTGGTGGCGGTGGTGCTAATCCAGGTTCAGTTAGAGCTGGGGGATCTGGTGGTGGAGGAGCTGGTGGTAATCCTAGTACAGCTGGAGTTGCTGGAACTGCTAATACAGGTGGTGGTGGTGGAGCAGCTGGATCTCCTCAAACTGGAGGTACTGGCGGATCAGGAGTTGTAGTAGTAAGATTCCCAGGATCAACATGTGCAAGCGTTGCACCAGGAACAAATACATTAAGTGCTTGTGTAGGTCCAGCTAATGATAAGGTAGCTAGATTTACAGTATCAGGAACATTAACAATTTCATAACAGAATTTTTTTATAACGGAGGAAAAAACATATGGCACATTTTGCAGAGTTAGAATCAAAAACCGACCCAACTGGTTTTACATCAGATACACATCTGATCGTAAAAAGAGTTGTAGTTGTAGGTAATGATTGTGTACCTTCAGATGAACACATTGATGGTGAAACATGGTGTGTTGATTTTTTCAAAGGGGGTACTTGGAAGCAAACATCTTATAACAATAACTTTAGAAAACAATACGCAGGTATTGGTTATAGATATGATGCATCCAAAAATAAATTTATTACACCACAACCTCATGCATCTTGGTCTTTAGATGATAATGATGATTGGCAAGCACCAATTACATACCCATCAGTTACATCTGAATCTGGTTTTGTTTACATGATTAGATGGAATGAGACTAAATATCAAGCTGATAATACAAAAGGTTGGGAAGCAACTAAATCTAACGACACAGAAGAGACACCTACAGTTTACGATTGGAACGGATCGGCTTGGACATCTTAATAGGAGATTAATAAATGCCTAGAACTAATGGTGGAATCATTGGTAAAAGAAACATAACTTCTTTTGGGAAGTGCACTCAAACTGCTAAAACTTCTACAGGAAATGTTTGTACTCAACCAGGAACTAGACTTGCAAAAGTATTAATAGTTGCAGGTGGGGGTTCTGGATCAAAGTATGGTGGAGGTGGAGCTGGAGGACTAAGAAATTTAGAATTACCAGTCTCTGGTGGAAGTGCAGTTCCAGTTACAGTAGGAGCAGGTGGTGCAGCAGCACCTCAAGACACAGGAAATAAAGGTAGTAATTCAAGTATAGTAGCAACTTGTGCAACCCATTCTTCAACAGGTGGAGGATTAGGTACAGGTGAAGAAGTAGGTCAACCTGGAGGTTCAGGATCTGGTGGTGGTTACGGACCAGGTGGCCCTGGAGCAGGTGGAGCAGGTAATGAAGGTGGTTTTAATCCACCAGAAGGAAACCCTGGCGGTACAGCTTATACAACAAATCCACAAGCAGGTGGTGGTGGCGGTGGAGCTGGAGCAGCAGGACAAAATGCTGCTGGTGGCTGTGAAGCTGGAGATGGTGGAGCAGGTTTAGATGTTAGTCCAGATTTTGGAAATATAGGTCCAACATGTTCAGTTTTTGCTGGTGGTGGAGGTGGAGGTTTATTTGCAAATAATGCATCAGGTGCAGGAGCCGCAGGACCAGGCGGTGGAGGTGGTCCAGGTTTTTATAATAACGCAGCATCTGGTGGTGGAAATGGAACTGCTAATACTGGTGGAGGTGGAGCAGGTGCTTCACCAACAGGTGCAGGTGGCTCTGGTATAGTTATAGTAAAAGAATTAAGTAAAGCAAGTGGTGTGTGGAATTTAAAAAGTCAATTAAAAGCAATACAACAAGGCACATGGCCAAGATTTTTCTATGAATTAGATTATCTAGTTATAGCTGGTGGTGGATCAGGTGGATCATCTAATGGAGGTGGAGGTGGAGCTGGAGGTTATAGAGCCTCTGGTTATGGCCCTTCACCCTTACAGGGATCATCATTAGAGATAGTTCCAGGAAGTTATACTATAACAGTTGGTGCTGGAGGAGCATCAAGTAATCCAGGTTTTGGACAGAATGGTAACAATGGTAATGATTCAACATTTTCAACAATAACATCTACAGCTGGTGGTAGAGGACAAGCATTTGGTAATTATAATCACACTGGAGGCCCTGGAGGATCTGGTGGTGGTGGAGGAGGTAGAGATGGAACTCCTGTAGGAACATCAACTGTTCCAGGAGGAGATGGTAATACACCTCCAACAGATCCACCACAAGGTAATGATGGTGGAGCTGGTTACAGAATTAGCACCGAAAATGGTGGAGGCGGTGGTGGTGGTGCTGGTGGCACTGGAGGTAATGCTTCTTTAAATACTGGTGGTAATGGAGGCTCTGGAGCACCAAATAATATTTTAGGACCATCTACTACTTATGCAGGTGGTGGCGGTGGATCATCAGGGGGTGGAAAATTATTTCCTGGCCCTATCAATAGTCCTGCACCTGCTGGAACTGGAGGTAGTGGTGGACCTGGTGGAGGAGGTGCTGGTGCACCTAGTGCCCCTGGTAATGGAACTGCAGGAACAGCAAACACTGGTGGTGGAGGTGGAGCTGGAGCATCTGTTTATGCTGGTGGAGATCCAGCACAAAATATTAGCGGACAAGGTGGTTCAGGTATTGTTGTAATTAGAGGGCCAAGTGCAGTTACATTTGCAGGTAGTCCTTGTTGTGCATTTACAGGATCAACTCATCCAGGCGGAGATAAAATAGCTAAATTTACAGCATCTGGAACACTAACAGTTTCATAAAATTAATACCCCTTGACAATTTTAAATAACACTAGTATAATATAAGGGATATGAACTTAACAAATTATTATTGGTATTTCCAAAGTGCAATACCAGAAAGAATATGTGATGATATTGTACGATATGGAAAATCATTACAAGATCAAATGGCAGTTACTGGGGGTTACGGTAATAGACCATTAGATAAAAATCAAATTAAAGATTTAAAAAAGAAAAGAAATTCTAATATTGTTTGGATGAATGATAGGTGGATTTATAAAGAGATACAACCCTATGTTAATCAAGCAAATAGAAATGCAGGTTGGAATTTTGAATGGGATTTTTCTGAATCTTGCCAATTTACAAAATATACTAAAGGTCAATTTTATGATTGGCATTGTGATAGTTGGGATCAACCTTATGTTAGAGAAACTGCTAATGATCCATCACATGGTAAGATTAGAAAGTTATCTGTGACAGTTACATTATCAGATCCAAAAGAATATAAAGGTGGTGAATTAGAATTTGATTTTAGAAATCTAGATCCTGATAAACCTAGAAA